GTTACTTACCATATAAGTTATAACCCAGAATTAGTTGTTATGGCATGTAAATATTGTAACTTTACAGAATTTCTTTTAAGGAATAAGATAGAACGAGATTATAACTTCCTGAATCAAAAAAGAACAAACGCAGTTAAAAAATATCAAGAAAAATTCGGACAAAAAATATGAAAAATTTATTTTATATAGGATCATTTATAGCAATAATACTATTATTACTAATTCCAATAGTTAAAGCAGAAATAATACCAAACGATAAAGAATACAAAGTAACATTACAGGATAAAAAAAATTTATATAAAGATAATGATAATTACTTATTAGCAGAAGAATTACAAAAAATAACAAACAGATTAGACCAGTTAATATTATTAACTAATGAAAGGCTTTAAAATAATAACACTAGTTAGTATTTTAGTACCTAATTTTGTTTTGGGCGCTACTTTAGGAAGTTTCGATGATGGGTATTTAGAGTGTTATAAATATAGTGAAGATTATCCAGCATTCACAATAACTTATTCAGGAAGTCCAAGTCAAACGCAAGTTCAAGTTGTATTTGATAGCGGATATACTCCTAATGGTGGCGAATTAAGGTATGTAATGAGTGGGGGGGCAAGTCCAAAGACAGGAACATTAAATTGGAGTGGGGCCTATGACGGAGTTTCTGCTCGCCCTTGGCATGCAACAGATGTGCGTTACTACTCTGATTCAGACGGATTTTCAAGCTATGATACAGTAGATTTTGTCGTACAAGACACTGACTGTCCTGACCCAGACCCTGAACCAACAGTAATTGACGGATATTTAGACCCAACAGTAGGAACAAGTACAGATAATGAATATCTAGGTGGTATTAACTTCGGTTTAAGTATTATAATAGTAATATTAAGTATATATTTAATAGCATATATATTTAATACATTTAATAAAAAGAAAAAACCATGGGCTTAGTCCTAATTTATTACTTCATATACATACTGTTTGCAATTTTTCTAACACTAATGCTTTTTAGTCTAATATATAAATTTTTATGTAGTGTATTTAATATAATTCCATGAGTGATCAAATTTTAATGTTATACATAGTAAGTCCAATAATAGGTTTAATTATATATATAATATTAAGATTATTTGGTTTAACTAAATGGTAGTTCAAACCCCCCTGCCCTCCATGTGGGGCCGTGGGGTTTGGTCTATCATGGGGGCCGGTCGATTTATAAATATTAACCATAGAATAACATGCCAACACTAACAGCTACCACAACCGCAGTGTTTACTAGTGTAGGACTAACTGCAGCAAGTATCTATAATGTTTTTACAGCATTAATAGGTACAGCAGTTGATTTCATGCTATGGCTAGTACAGGTGTCATGGCCTTTCCTACTAGTTCTCGCATTTATCTACCTAGTTAGATCACTAGCATACAAATTCACAGGTTTCGGTAGATAGTGAAAAACAAAAAACCCACCTTTCGGCGGTCTTTTGCAATAGAGTAACTGTATTATACTATGAAACAAATTAAAAACGCAAGATGGATATTACTCATACTATTAATAGTTGCGAATTTTGGAATACACTATAAAGAAGTAAAGGCAGAAGTAATATATAGTCAAACAAGAACAGAAACACATACTGATGTTATAGGGGGACTACAAAGACAAAAATTAGGAACAGGAATTAGTGGATATGTAACAAGTATTGAATGGAAATGGTGGGGTGATCCTTTAGCAACAGGAAATAATGCAGTTAATTTATATGAATGTTCAGACGGAACTTATACTTCTTGTAATTTAATAGCTAGTAGTACAAATTTTTCTAATAGTAATTATTTAGGTACAACTACTGTAAATATAAATTTAAATAATGGTACACCTAGATTAGAAACAAATAAATACTATTATTTTAGTTTAAGTGATGTATATGCTGGTAATAAAATGTATGGATCTAATTCAGCAACTAGTTATCCTAATGGTGAAAATTTAAGCTGTGGAAATACTTATATATCAGGTTGTGGTAATAATGTATATAGTTTATATTTTAAATTATATGGTGCAACAGGAAGTACAATTATATATAACTCAACACAATTTACAGAAACAACACCAGGAAATAATTATATAGACCCGGACCCGGAACAAGATTTTAGTACAACTTTGTATATAACAGATAATGACATAGAAGCAATACAAAATTTATGGGGAATATCAGACGGAACAATAAATATAAATGCAAATATAACAAGATTAAATAGAATATATGGTGGTGGTGATTATAATGACACATGTGAAATTTTCAACTATGAATATGAACCGGACGAAATAGAAATACTAACAAATACAATAAGTACCACAACAAGCTTAACTTTTGATGGATCTGATCCAGATTGTGTAATTGCACAATATGATACAGACTACAAAATAACTTGGAACGCTTACGGAAGAAAAGATATTGGGTTTGGATCTAAAATATGGGAAACATCAACAACAACATATTTTACTATTGGTGAAACAAATGCTAGTAATAGTGGAAATATACAAACATATATAGCAAGTAGCACAGCATTACAAATAAAAGAAGAACAAACTTTTGGTTTTAATTTTGAAACATGCAATCCGGTAGCACTAACAAATTTTGATATGGCAGATTGTATAGTTCAATTAATCTTTCCTAATGACGGATTCATAGAGAAAAAATTAACAGAGGAGTGGTCATTATTTCAGTATGCATTTCCTATAGGTTTTATTACAGACTTTTTAAGTATAATAAGTACAACAACAATAGGAACATTAACGCCAATTAATGCAGAATTACCTAGTGCATTAGGGGTGGGTACACCAAGTATAACATTGGATTTAACTGGTGTATTAGACTCATTATTAAACGCAACAACAAGTGAATTCACTAATGTATCTGCACCGGACACAAGAACTTTCTATGAAATAACAAGTGAATATTGGAACAAATTAGTGTATATAGCTTTTGTAATGTATATTATAACTAGAATATTAGGTTCTGGTTTTGGCCCAAATTGGGGAACAAGTGCTACTTCATCAACTACAACAATAGAAAAAAGAAATTTAGGTGGCGGAGTAAAAGAAATTCACACATCAACAAAAACTAAATACAAAGGTAATAAATTTAAAATATAAAATATATGTTAATAACCGCTTTATTTTTAGTTTGGGATAACTTCATAAGGGCCGTATTAAGTTTTCTTCCTCGTGTTGATTTAAGTGATTTGCCAATAGCCGGTCCAACTATACAAGAAACATTATTAGAAGTAATAATAACATGGAACGCAGTAATGGTAACTGTACCTTATTTACAAGTAGTATGGTATGTATTTCTATTTGGCGTAATGCCTTTTGAACTAGGTTTGTTATTATTAAAAGTATTTTTGGGGAACAGAACACCACAAGCTATAAATTAAAATGTTAATGATCATAATAGGGGTTATTATAGGAAACATGATTTTTGAGTTAATAATGGAATTTATCTATAAATTATATGGAGATAGGTAAAAAAGTACTCGCTAATGACCTCGTAGACGCATTTAAATCATCAGAGGGTAGTATTAATATGTATTATGGACTGATTGGAAACGGAAAAACATATAGTGCAACGGCGGATATATTAGAATTATTAAAACAAGGAAAAGTTATCTATGCTAATTGGCACATACAAGTACCTGATTTTGATGATAGAGAGAACCTTTTTTTGATCTTAATGAACCTTTTTTTGTTTAGAAAGAGGTTTTACAAGATACCATGTGCAAAAAATTTACACTTTTTTGACCCAGAACAATTTAATACAACCGGGCAACTAGTAGAGTGGTTATCAAACCTGAACGACTGCCAGATATTTTTTGATGAGGGGCAAGATATGTTTGATAGTTATGAGGGTACAAGATTTAGTAAGGCAAAAAGACGATTAATATTACATACAAGACATTACCACAGAACACTTAATATCATTTCTCAAAGACCTACGGCAATTCAAGTATCAGCTAGGGGAAATGTCAACCGCTTTTATAAGTGTGTAAAGTTAGCTAGTTGGCCTTGGGTAAGGTTTGCAAGATTTGAATTCCAAGAAATGAAGGGGGAAACAGTAAATGAGGAAGTGGACCCGGTAACTAAGAAAACATATTGGGCTAAAAGAAGCATTTATAATGCGTATAACACGGATTATTTAGCCGAAGGCATACCTAAGAGCCAAAGTGTGTTTTTTGAAGCTTTTGACCTGTCTTTTAGAGAAAAAATAAAACTTTTAAAAATGAAATTTGAAAAAGTTATCCACAAGTTATCCACAAAAAAAAAGTTTGACAAAAACGCAAATAATTACTAAAATAGGGAGACTCGAGTCTCTTCGAGTCGGGCTTTCAAAAAAAGCCCGCAGAGGAGAAGAGGAAACGAGACTCGACCATATTTTAGTTAGTATTATAAAAAAAGAAATGATTTTACCGCCAAAAATAAGAACAGAAAAAAAAACTTATGTAAAATGTCCTATTTGCGGTTTTGCGCCTTCAAAAAGAAATCCAATGGTTACTTACCATATAAGTTATAACCCAGAATTAGTTGTTATGGCATGTAAATATTGTAACTTTACAGAATTTCTTTTAAGGAATAAGATAGAACGAGATTATAACTTCCTGAATCAAAAAA